GGTTCACTCACACTTTGGCACTAACGACATTGATGATATCTTTACTAAGCTTCGCTTTATGATTATTGGCTGTGATTGCAAATGGATAGTGGTCGATCACTTACATATGTTAGTCAGTGCAGTGCACGAAGGCGATGAGAGACGAGCCATTGATGCAATTATGACTAGGCTTAGAAGTTTAGTTGAAGAGACAGGTGCAGGTATTATACTTGTATCTCATCTTAGACGTGTCGATGGTAACAAAGGACACGAGAATGGAATTGAGGTAAGTCTATCTCATCTACGTGGCTCTAATAGTATTGGTCAGTTATCAGATTGTGTTATTGCATTAGAACGTAATCAACAATCAGACGACTTTGATGAGTCTAGAACTACAAAATTACGTGTACTTAAATCAAGATACACAGGTGATGTAGGTATGGCAGCTAGAGTTATCTATGATGCCGAGACAGGTAGACTATCTGAATTAACTAACGATGATATAGAGTTTGATAACTCTGGTAATGAGGGATTTTAAATGAGATTAGTATTTGACATAGAGACAGACGATCTTAAGGCTACAAAAGTATGGTGTATTGTTGCACAGAATCCTGATTCAGGTGAGATATTTAAGTTTCCACCAGATAAACTAGAAGAAGGATATAAGTTTTTAGAAACAGCAGATACTTTGATTGGTCATAATGTTATAGGGTTTGACATTCCTATAGTAGAAATGTTTGGTAACATAGACCTAAGCAACAAGGAAGTTATTGATACTTTAGTTTTATCAAGACTGTTTAATCCAACACGTGATGGTGGGCATAGCCTTGAGACTTGGGGTTACAAACTAGGCTATCCTAAGATTGAGTTTGAAGATTATCTTAATTACTCTGATGATATGTTAAACTATTGTGTTCGTGATGTAGAATTAAACACTAAAGTATTACAAGAACTTCGTAAAGAATCAAAAGGTTTTTCACCTCAGTCAATTAATATTGAACAAGGTGTTGCTTATATTATGAAACAGCAAGAGCAAGATGGCTTTGCTTTTGATATGCAATCAGCACTTAGTTTATTAGCAGAGCTTAGAGAAAAGAAACAACAGCTTGAAGACGAAGTTCATTCCACATTTAAACCTAAGTGGGTAGACACAAAAGAAGTTACACCTTACATTAAGAAAGATGGTAACCTATCTAAGCGTGGACTAACTGACGAAGAGTATCAACGTTGTTTAGATACAAACAACTTCAATCCTTTTGTGAGACAAACTTTACAAGAGTTTAATCTTGGTTCTCGTAAACAGATTGGAGAATATCTTATTGACTTTGGTTGGAAGCCAGATAGATTTACACCTACTGATCAGCCTATTGTTGATGAGAAAACATTATCTAAGATTACACATATCCACGAAGCTAAATTAATTGCAGACTTTTTACTGCTGCAAAAGCGTATAGCTCAGATTGATTCGTGGGTAGAAGCTGTTAGGGATGATGGTAGGATACATGGTTTTGTTATTCCTAACGGTACTATTACCGGCAGGATGTCACATAGAAACCCTAACGTTGCTCAAGTTCCCTCAGTCCATAGTCCTTATGGTAAAGAGTGTAGAGCATGTTGGACTGTCCCAGAAGGACATAAGCTTGTAGGTGTAGATGCAAGTGGATTAGAGCTACGCATGTTAGCACATTACATGGACGACAAGGAGTATATAAATGAAATTATTAATGGAGACATTCACACGACTAACCAAAACTTTGCTGGACTTAAATCAAGAGATCAGGCTAAAACTTTCATCTACGCACTCGTTTACGGAGCAGGAGATGAGAAGATTGGAAGCATCATTAAAGGAAGCAGAGCAGAAGGTAAGAAGTTGCGAGAACGCTTTCTTAGTAGTCTCCCAACATACAAGTCTCTTAAGGAACGAGTTGACAGAGCAGCTTCAAAAAATTTCCTCAAAGGATTAGACGGTAGGAAGTTATATATAAGAAACAAACACGCTGCACTTAATACTTTACTGCAAGGAGCAGGTGCTATCTTAATGAAGAAAGCACTGGTCAACTTAGATAGTACTTTAAAATTAAATGCTATTGATTATAGGTTTGTTGCTAACATACATGATGAGTGGCAGATTGAAGTCAAAGAATCTCAAGCAGATTTTGTTGGAGAGATGGCAGTTAAAAGTATTATAGAAGCAGGTGAACATTTTAATCTACGCTGTCCGATGGATGGCGAATATAAAGTAGGAGGTAATTGGAGTGACACACATTAACCATACACTTGATAATCGTAAAGGAGATATGGCTGAGTTTTATGCAGTCACATGGCTTTGGGATAACGGCTATGAAGTATTTAAAAATTGTGGTTGTACTGGTCCAGTTGATTTGATTGCTACAAAAGACGGAGAGACAACTTTGATAGATGTTAAAACTAAATCCGGTAGGTCAGGTAGAACTAGAAGTGATGAGCAAATAGAATTAAATGTTAAACTTTTAAACTACAATCCAACCACTCGTAAATTAAACTTTGTAAACCACAAAAAATAATATGACTAAATCTAAAAAGACTCTTGACACAACAAGCCAAGAAGTATATAATAAATTGTCGGCTAAGAAAAAATCAGCCGAATCAGGTCATTGGTATACCCAAGAAGGTGAGCCGATGTATACTATTATAGGTGCTAACGGTAAAGAACGCAACACTACATTACGTGATGCCAAGAAAGATAACTTAGTACCATCAGTGACTACTGTATTAAGCATGGTAGCCAAGCCCGGATTAGAAAACTGGAAGATCAATCAAGCATTAAACTCTGCACTTACTTTAGAGAAAGAAGAAGATGAATCTATTTCTGATTTTGCTTACAGATGTAAACAAGATTCTAAAAGGATAGGACAGGAAGCTGCAGAAGAAGGAACTAAAATTCATGCAATGATTGAACGAGGTTTCTTAGGCGAAGAAACAAATCCAACCTATGAAATAATACAGTCTTGGTTAGATGAAAACTTTCCGGATGAAGAATGGATAGCAGAAGATTCTTTCTGTGCTGACTTAGGTTATGGTGGTAAGATAGATTTATATTCTAAGTCTGGTATCTTTGTAGACTTTAAAACTAAAGATAATCTAGAAGGCAAAGACCCTGCTCGTTTAGTCTATGATGAACATGGTATGCAGTTGTCAGCCTATGCTCAAGGCTGTGGCTTTGATGATGTAGAACGAGTATCTATATTTGTTGATCGTAAAGACAAAGAACTTATAGCATGTCATATATGGGATAGAGACTCCCAAACAAAACATACAGAAATGTTTAACAACATTTTAAACTATTGGAAATTAGTAAAGAACTATGAATCAAAAAAAATCTAAACAGTTAAGACGAAGAGCAGAAGACTTACTTATTGAGTGGTTAAGAACAATGATTCCCGATGGAGAAGATACATCTAGGATTAATAGAAATAATCTTAATGAGTTCTTACCAGAACAAACTCATATCTTTGCTAACAATAAATTTCTATTGAGTGCATACAGCTTGAGATGGTTTTACAAACAAGTAAAACGTAATCCTAACATTACACTTGGAGACTTGAATGCCTAGAAGAGTACCCAGAAAACCCAGACCTAAAAAAACTAACGTACCTAAAGGCTATGATAGTAGATGGGAATACGATATACATCAAACTATTTTACAAAATTGGAAACATCATTGGGATAAACTTGAATACGTAGTACAGCATAAATATGAACCCGACTTTGTAAAAACTATTGATGGTAAAATAATATTACTAGAAGCAAAGGGTAGGTTTTGGGATCATGCTGAATACAGTAAGTATATATGGATAAGAGAATCTTTTCTGGAACTGGTAGAAGATTATGAATTAGTATTCTTATTTCAAAAACCTTTTGCACCTATGCCGGGAGCAAAGAAAAGAAAAGACGGAACAAAAAGAACCCACGCTGAATGGGCAGAGACAAATAATTTTACATGGTATAGTGAAGATACTTTACCTGATGATTGGAGAAACGATGAACTATAAATTTAATGAAGGACAATTAATACAAGAATTAAAATCTTATATTGATGGTACTTATGGTGAGCATTATGCTTCAGATAAGTATCAAGCTACAGATATTATTATTGACTCTGGACATGGCGAAGGTTTTACTCTTGGTAACATTATGAAGTACGCTAAACGTTATGGAAATAAAGAAGGAAAGAACAGAAAAGACTTGCTAAAAATACTACATTATGGTATAATAATGCTTAACGTACACGACACAGAGAACTCATAATGGTAGATGATAAAGTAGGTATCAAGGAATATCTTGGTATAAAAATTAATTACAGTAATGAAAAACTATTAGATAAGTTTAGCCTTGA